CCGTTAAATGCAAGGTATGTATTATGAATTCAGTAGACATGGCAAATAATTTAATTTTTAGAGCAAAGAATCTACAAGAGTTTATTGTAGAAACTGCTACTCCTGAAAATTTTAGATTTAATGGTGTAGTTCCTTTTGACATGGAAATTGTTGACGGAGTTATATCAGCTAAAGTATTAGCCGTCGACTTCAACGAAGCAGTGGCAGTGTTTGATAAATGGCTAGGAGAACAACAATGACAGATTTACACGCTAAACCTATTATTCCAGAAAAATTTTGGATTGTGGAAAAAGCAGGGGCTAAGTTTGCCACCTTGAGAAAAAGTGAAGACAATCACTTTGTGATGAGTAACGAACTAGGTATCAAAGTCTACGAAACAAAAGAAAAACTAACATTGGAATTTGGTAAAGATTTCTTTGTTGCAAAAATCATTAAAGAAGCGGACGATGCTGAACCGAATGAGGTACATGGCTATGCAACTTCGACCACGCCCCACAATTCAATGTTTGATGTTAAAAGAAAATTACCACTCTTTACTAAGAGCGGAGATAGTAAAAGCCTTTACTGTGCAGGATACTATGTTATTCGTTTTGACAAAGGATGGGTCAAGAGTTTCTGTCCAAAAGCAATTACATTACAACGATATGAATATCAAGGTCCGTTTAAAACCGAACTCGAAATGAAACAGGTATTGAGTAATGTCTCAAAGTAATCCTGTAAATTTACCGAGTGTAGAAAAGCTGGTTCAGCGACTAGTAGCTGCCGAAAGAAGCCAACAAAAAGAAATACGGATTAGTATACAAGAAGCTAGAGACTTAACTGCTGAGTTAGCAGTAATGACATCCAAAATGGCAAAAACCATGCAGGAAATACATGCTATGCTAGCTGAGATACGACAGTCTAGTACTGAAATTGAAGTTAAAGTTGACGGGGGAGGCTTCGGAAAAACATAAATATATATGCACTTAATTGGACATGTATAGATATGAGTAGACCGAAGCCGCAGGTGTTGCTAGAATACGCAAACAAAGAAACTTACAAAGTTGAGCAAATCCTCAATTCTGAAGCCATTTGGGCTGTATTTTATAAAGGCCAGCCATTCAATCTAAAAAGTGGTAGTTTAGTAGCTAGTTACCCTGGACCTAAGTATAAGAAAGTTTCATTCAGTAATCCCGGTCACGCACACAATCTTGCAAAGAAACTCAATCGTTTATTCAAAACCAAAGACTTTGCTGTTTACAAATTAACCACTGGTGAAGAAATAAAGTAACATGGATCGCAAAGATTCCTACACTGAAGTCTTTCTTAAAGCTGCCGGTGTAGAAACAAACGAAAAGCTGATTAAAGATTTTAGAGGCGTATGGTGGTGCAGCACTAGAGAGAAAGATACCGGCGGCCTTCGAATGACTGATCAATGTCTAGAGTTTGTTGAAACTAAATCTGAAATAAAAACATACAAAATCGAAATGCCGAAAGAGATGACTATTAGCCCGCAGGTGCTAATTTGGTTAGATCAATATATCGATACTCCATGGCATGTAACTAAAAAACATCTTTTGGTATTATCCGAACGAACAGCGTTTGAACTTTATATGTTTTCCGGAGATGTTAAAAAGCTCGGAATGGCTAGAACTATGGCTAAAAGACTGCGCCAAGATTCCCCCCTCAACTAATCATTGTCTATAAATATTTTCACTATGTTCGATCTAAATCCTTTAGAAGTTCTAAACAAACGCTCGTTGTCACATATTCCTCCGCATTTTGCGAAGTTAAAAGTCGACGACGGTAATCACTTTCTGTCTCAAAACGGAAACATAGAAACTTGGGTTCGTACTCGATTACGAGGACGATACTCTATTTCTAGATTGCCTTCTATTGATAAAGACGGCCACTTAAAAACTGCCACATTCGTAGCATTTGAAGACCAAAAAGAGCTAACTTATTTTATGTTAGCCTGTCCACATTTAAGGAGAAACTAATGGACCAACAAGAAAGCAAAGTATCCCCAGGCGCTCCAGTAGAGCCAACAACTGCACCTGCTCCAGAAGCTGCTGCACCTGATTTAAATATCAACGATCTTGCTGCCATTCGCAGTATTATCGATGTTGCAAGTTCACGAGGCGCATTTAAGGCTGCTGAAATGGAAGCTGTAGGCAAGGTATTTAATAAATTGTCAGTGTTTCTAGAATCAGTGACCTCTAAAAAGGAATAATCATGGCCAATCCAGTTAAACACATTGGAAGGATTAAAAATACTGGGGTTAAAGTACTCACAGTATTTAGAACCCTCCCAGGTGAATCAGACTCAGCTTTAGTAATTCAAGTTAATCAACTTAAAGATGAGTACCACGATGCAATTATGCAATTGCTTGAAACTGAGCAAGCACAAGAGGCATTTGAATTTGGAGAGATGTTGTTCATTCGTCATTTCCCAGATGGTCGTCCGATGTTGTCAGCACTACAACAAGACGGAAGATTACAAAAGGTATCTACTAGCAATGTGTTAATGACTCCAACTGTTAATGCTGCTGTTCCGTTGGATCAGCTAAATGTGCTAATTGCAGAACAGAAAAACTGTGCAGTTGACGAATTGTGCAATTTTGTCAGTGGTGCTCAAGCTAATGCTCAAGCAAAAACAAATGCTGACAAAAAGAAAGAGTCTGCAAAACAAGAAGCTGCTCCTGTTGTTGAAAGAGCACAGGCTGCGTTGAATGAAGTTCTCACAGATGCTGATATTGCTAAGAGCTATCGTAGTCAAGCAGATGCTATGTATAAAGAAGCTGCTCGTTTACGAAAAGAAGCTGATGCTTTAGATCCTCCAAAGAAAAAAGTAACGGTAAAAGAAACTGAAAGTGCCTAAATCGTTATTCAAACCGCCAAGGCATTTAGTTAGTGAGTGGCCTGAAATTTTTGAAGACCTTTACATGAACACAATGCCTGTGGCCTATTTAAATCAGCTTAGGTTAGAATTTGCCGATGGACGGATTTGGGAAATTAATATACAAGAGCAATTATTAAATGCAAGTTCAGATGAGGTTGCTGATAAGCTCTTGAATATTTTTCAAGAGTATCGAAACGATATTAAAAAAATGGATTTTCAGATGGACATCGATAGATTGAAAACTGACATCCGAGAAAGCTCTAAGAACATTTTTTAAAGTATTGCTCAGTAGACAAGATAGCATTATCAAACATAGTTTTCTTAAAATTTAATTTTTTATAATTTTGAAAATTGTGTTGGATAATGCTATCCCATTTGTAAATTGCTGTTCTCCTAATTTCAGGATCTTGCATACACCAGGATCGTAAAGACTGATGAAACTTTAAAAATCGTTCTCCATCATCTTCAATAAGATCATAACTTTGATCAATGCCGTCAAAGTCAGTTTGAAATCCCCAACTCCGTAATTTTGCTAAAGTGCCTTTTTGTCCGAGTATCATAAAAGGATGTCCCACTAGCAAAGGTCTAAATGTTTTTTCTGTAATAAACAATCCGCCTGTTTGATTGAAGTGACTTTCAGTTACTACTGTAAGTTGACTGTTCTCATATATTTCAAGATTGTTAACTAGGTTAGGTACTTGGTTAACTAGGTCTTGAACATCCAGTGTTTTAGGATAGTTGGCAGTTAATACAGTTTTATAATGATTGTATTCTACTGTTTGATATACAGGAGGATCAATCGAGTTAGTTGCAAACCAAGCGCCACCACTGACTAGCCCGGTTAATTTATTTTCAGCAAGGAAATATAAATGTTCTGTTCTATGATTTCTGTGTGCTCTGTTTAAACTATTAAATGATGCGCTATAATCTTTTATAACAACAGGAGAGTCCGGGACTGTTGATGTTTTACCGTCCCACTCTATACCTTCTTGAAACTCTATCAATTCTTGTTCGTTATTATTACTGCACCATTCAGCATACTGTTTACTGGCATTTAGATTTCCAGAAATTATCAATACGCTAGACTTAGGCAATCCTAATAGTTTAATGCTGTCGTTGAGATGTTGGAATCCGTTAAATTCGTTCGAAGAAAAATTATCTCCTTCGATAGCTGAAATAATTAGTATTCGTAGCTTTTTTAATTTTACTGCTTTAACTACTTTACTGGGAAGATTTAATAATATGTTACTGCTGGCTGCGTGAGTTTTGGCGCACCATAGGCTAGGAACTTTACTAACTTCAATTGGGTATAATCCTGGTTGGGAATATTCTTTAGATGTAACATATGTTACACCGGATTCAGATAATCTTGCTTTTAACTCTTCAAGTGTTCTAACTGTCTTAACTTGATCTATATAACTCAAATTAACTTCACTATCACTGTCAAAGTAACACAGCATTACAGACCTCTTGCTAGAATGACTCCGTTATTTCCCGAGTAAACAACTCTATAATCGCTAGCCAGTAACAAAGGAACTACTGCACCGCATTTACCAGTATATGTTCCAGAATGGTCAACTAATGGTGTATCATCACATATTATCAATGACTGACTAGCCATATGAGGTAGACAATTAATCATCTGAGCAATATGTTCTACTTGACTGCCCATATTTGACCAAGTGACATTTCGTTCTGCATATCGAGCTGCTGTTTCATCTGCAAATGGTCCAGGATTACACCAATCATAATTATCAAGATATAGGACTTTGATTTGTTTACCCAGTGTAGGCAACACTGTCTTTGCCCAGTAAGATCCGCTTTCTACTATTTGCCAATTGATATTTTCTAGGTGCGTAAACTTATGCTGTCCTACATCAACTACATCTACAGTATAAAAGTCAATTTCTTTGTTGCCTGCTAGGGCATTAAAGAATTCAGTTGATCCTTCATTTTGATCGCTGCCAATTTCCAGTATCATATCTGTGTCTTGATAAGACAACTGTTCTAGATAAGGTTGACTGTTAAGATGAAAGTTTGCCATTATATAAATTGACTACGATGTGGCGGAGTTTCGTGTGTAGCATTACTGCCATAATAAAACTGAATGAAGTTTTGCCTTGCAATGTCTTCTGGACAATTTAACGGATGAGGATGACCGTGAATCAGTCTTTCGTCGTAATTCCAAATGGCAAGTCTGTTCGGTTTAGGTTCTATTTTAACTAGACATTCTGTACGATCAAAATCCCAAAATTCTAACTCGCCACCCCAAGAACTGTTCCATTCTAAATTCATATAAAGTATAATATTGGCACGACGAGTAAGACGGATCTGTTCGTTCCAATTAAAATCGTTATGTAAACCTAGGCTATCTCCGCGAGATACTCGTGTTATGCCGCCACCGCGATAATGCGGATCTGCAACTAGTTTGTCAATACCTGTAACTTGTTCAATCCATTTGAGAAATACGCTGCCTTGAAAACTATAGGCCATTGACTGTATTCTAGGTGTATTGGTAAAATTCCTACATTCTTTCCTATAACTAGCACCGTTACTAAACACAGTCCAATCACTTTCTTGTAGGAAATCAATTTCAAAACTTAGTGTCTTGAAAAGATCATCTGGCAAGAAATTATCTATAATTGTATAAGGTACAGGCAAAGTCTCAGCATGAGTCTGCGCTAAAGGCACAGGATCATAATGCCGATTAATCTCATTAAAGAATTTGTATATTTGACTGTGACTCAAAATAATCTCGCAAAAAGTTAAACTGTGTGTTGGCAGTTAAATTGTCTTTTTTAGACAACAACTTCTGTTGATTTCTAACTGCAATAGAGTGACAATTTTTTACAAGTTCAGAATACTCATTACTAGGCAATTTAATTATTCGTTCTATCTCATCAACAATCATATTTAATCGTTTACTATTGTTGGTCTCTAAATCGTAGGCTTCATTTATGTAAGGACTAAATGTTTCGAATCCAAGTTGACGGACATCTTCTAAGAAGTGGGGAGTAGAGAATGCAATAAACGGACGGCCGCAAGCAATTGGCTTATTGGTTTTTTCTGTAATACTACTAGGTGCTAAATTCCTACGATTTCCTGTATGCTCTTTAAACCCTGGCACATAGTAGGATAGATCATAATGTGTTTCAATTAGCAAATGAAAATCTGCAGACAATACACAATTATAAGTAGCATTGTTCCATTTATTTGTTACAACATCTTTTGGGTCGTCTAATGTATACGGAACAGCTGATAACCAATCAGTTACAGTATCGTTAACTACAAATCCATTATTTTCTAGGTCTGCTAACATTGTTTCTTGGCTGTAATGTTTAACTTCGCCATACGGAAATATATTGTAAAAAGAATATTTAAAATCTTTTAACAAATCTCGCTTGACCATTTCTGCATAAACTTGCAATCTCCAGGCACGGTAGTTTCTACTGAGAGCACTAAACTTTTTCTCTGTACTAAATGCTCCTTGGGGTATATGTGTTTTTCCTAAGAGATCGTTATAGACTCCTATGGTAATGCCCGCAATGTTTAATTCTGCTAATCTATCTTTTAAAAACTTTCTATGAACTTCGTCCATAACTATAAGATAAATCTTCTCTGCAGGAATATGCTTCTGTTCTATAATATTTTTTAAATCGTATGCTAAAGTATAAGTGAAAGTTTCATTACAATTTTCATATAAGAATTTAGCCGTAGGGTCTGTTCTCAAATGTTCCCACTGACTGTTTTCTAGACAATCTAAAATCTTAATACCTTGATGTAGGTCATAATAAGCGTGAAAATAGTAGATGGCATTTAAACTAGGTGTCCAGTTTTCTAGCGATGATACCAATTCTGGAACAACTTTAAGATCGTACAGGCGGCCAGTTTTAGTATATAGCATTGACTTGTCCTTTGATCCAATTATAAGTATGCTCCAGGCCGTATTCTAGATTTTCATCGGGACGCCAGCTAAGTAGCTCTTCTATGAGTTTATTGTGACTGGTTCGACCCATAACACCTACAGGTCCGTCGATATTTCGAACAGTCAAAGACTTTTCTGCAATACTAGCAATCAATAGAGCAAGATCATTTATACTGATCATACGCTCGCTGCCAAGGTTAACAGGCTGGTCAATGTCACTGGCCATAATCATTTGTAGACCTTTTAGACATTCCTCAATGTAAAGGAAGCTTCTAGTCTGTGTTCCGGGACCCCAAATATCAACTACACCGCCATCAACACAGGCTGCAACTTTTCGACAAAGTGCTGCTGGTGCTTTCTCCTTGCCATCATTCCACGATCCTTGTGGGCCAAAAACATTATGCAGTCTAACTACTTTGGCATCAATCCCGTGATTCTTTCTATGGGCAAAATACAGTCTTTCGCTGAATAATTTTTCCCAACCGTATTCTGTATCAGGTTCGGCTGGATAAGCACTGTCTTCGCTGCAAAGAGGATTGTCTGGATCTGTTTGATTGCGCTCGGGATAAACACAAGCACTGCTGGTATAGAGAATTTTTTTAATGCCTTTCTTGCAGGCCTCGTGAACAACATTCAAGTTAATCATTGCAGAGTTGTGCATAATATCCGAATCGTGATCGCCGATACCTATATATCCTGTACCGCCCATATCAGCGGCCAGTTGATAAACTTCATCAAAGTCACTAGTAATAAGTTGTTCTACTAATTGAGGATTCCTCAAATCATAAACATAAAACTTGTCTGCATCCGTCGGAGCATAAAGAGGGTGCTTTATATCGGCTCCTACAACATAATGCCCTTGTCTTTTTAAGTCTTTAGTTAGGTGGTATCCTATAAAACCACCTGCTCCGCATACCAATATTCTTTTATGTTCCATATTTTTCTACCAGGTTGTCTATCTCAATATCCTGCATTGTATTTAAATGTGCTACATTGTAATCTATAATATCTTTAACTTTAAATGTAAACTGTGTTTTTTCTTCTTCAGTCCATTTAGATATTGATTCTATCAAGGACATTATCATAGTAAAACGCTTTTTATCGTCTACTTCTAAATCGTAAGATTCGTCCCAGAATTGATCAAAGGTTTTGAAACCCATATCTTTGATATGTTTTAAACTGCCGGCTGCTGCAACTAATATAAATGGTTGCATAAAGGCAATTGGTTTGTATGTTTTTTCTGTAATATGAATAATCTTATTAAAGAAATAAGTTTCAGTAATAATATTGACTAACGAATCATCGTAGAGATGTTTAACTGGATCAACACTACTCTCCATAGGGTAGTTATTAAAATTAGGATTATCTAATACCAACGGCAGCAATTTGTCAGCTGCTAGAACATCGTTGCTGACAATACCCATATCCGGAAATCTGCTCAACAAATATTTGCAATTTTCAACAAAGGATCTATTAGCCTCTGGCTGTGTTTTATCCATACTGTAATAACATTGATCGATTATTCCTCGTTGAACAATAGCTAGATATAACATCAGTCTATGGTCATTATACCGCCTATTAAAACATAGAAATGTTTTCTTGCGAGGACCCGGTTTATATTTCGATGTTACTGATTCTTTTACAGCCAATTGAACATCACATTTATCAATTCTGAATACTGGAAAATATTCCATTTGTATTTCTGATAATTTGTGATTACGGTTGCAGTAATCTTTATATACTTCCTTTCCGTTAAAACAGTTAGTCATATAGATAATCTGTGTTAGCGGCAATCCTTTAGATATAAAATAATCCGATAAGTGATTTAAAAACTCATCGTCCATATAACCTTCATACAACAGAGTTACTAAGAAATAGGCTGTTTTATTTCTTATCCTATGCAGTACTTCGTCAGATATATGATTGTTATCAAATAATCCATCGGCGCCATGAAAATTGTGTAACTTGTCCCTATAATGAAAGTTTGCCCAATTTAATTCATAAAGGAATATTTCTTGAGGGAGTTTGTATGTAGGTACTATCCTAGAGTGAACTATCCTAGCATGAAAATGCGGCTTCTGAAATAGATCGCCCTTTAGTTGTGGGAAATGATAGTTTACTGACGCTGACATGATATCAGCAATAGTAGGCATTCTATTATTTGTTGTCGGACCTTTTGGCCCAATCCATTCGTAGGCTAAATTAATTTTCTTACTCATCTTTGCATCTATTATAAAAATCTGCCATTTCAGGAAAGGTAGCAACAAAGTCTGTGCCGCGTCTGCGATCATACTCTGTAAACCAATTGTAAAAATCCTTGCGGCCTTCTTTTAATTTTGCATCACTATAGACTGTGGTTTCCATATAGTCTACAACACGGCGAAATTTTTCGTACTCTAAATTAGTGAAATACTCTATACTTCTATCGTAGATATTTGATTTGATAAATTCTAAGTTGGTATACATATAGGGCATGAATTCTTCTTTAGGGAGAATGTTCATGTCATACTGTAAGGGTTCTTTTAGATAGGGTGTATCAAATCTAATCCGTTGCTCTGTTGATTTAAATATGTTGTTGTGCTGTTTACGCCACTGCAATATTTTTTTCAATAGAGATTGAAAACTAGGTACCGATAGTATATTAAATGTGATCATGAAAGTAATCGGCAACGATGTTTTCTTCATGTAAGTTTCAAAATTTTGTTCCCACGATTCTAAACTTAATCCAGTTCTAATATATTCTGCAGGCTTTCCCCAAGTATCAATACTAGTGAAAATCTTAAAATCTTTTATCTTTTTTGAATTTACAAGATTATTGGCTCGCTCTGCTAATCTTTCAATAAGAATTGGCTTAACTCCAAAGTTACTGTTAATATTCAATTCTAAATTAGGCAACGGATTTTTATCTAAGTCGTCTAACAGTCGCCATGTGCTCTGTTGTAATAGAGGTTCACCACCGGTGATACGCAAAATATTAAGAGTCTTGCTTACTTCGGGCCACCACTTCCACCAGGCTTCTACATAAGGATTGGTTTCTTCTTCGTATACTTTGAACCAATTGATGTCACCTCTATGATTCTTAACTGTATCATATGGTCCAAAGTCTTTGATCTCTTTGTAATATGCGCTGCTGTGTTTAGGATGGCAATAGCCGCATTTGAAATTACATTCGTTGCCAAACGATATTTCAATATATTCTGGATTTATATTTTGATCCCAAGGACCTGTTTTGATTTCGCCTAATCTCTCGGGTGTATAAATTGTACTGTTGCGTTCTTTGCGGTCGCTAACATAATCTTCGCCTAGTGCTTCTATGTTCCAGCAATACTGACAACCACTGGGTTTTTCGCCGTTAAGCATTTCCAGGCGTTCTAGCTTTTTTTGTTCTGTGTTATGTAATGCACTAGGATCGATGAGAATTTCGTCTAGGGGAATTTTATGCGGTCTTGGATGATAGCAACTATGCGTTTCACCTGTTTGCAAATATATCGTCGTATGATGCCATTTAGCCATACAAAATGTAGGCGAAACCTCATTCATAATAGGAATAAATTTCTTTATTCTGTCGATATTGTTGTTAGGCATTTTTCAAATTCTTCTTTAAGCCAATCAAAGTCATTTATCTTTGACAGCATTTTTTTATTACCCATCCACTGGTATCCAAATGTTTTTCCAGATTTTGCTCCTGCAATAGCAAACTTACCAAATGGTTTATCGTTGCCCTTCTTTGCCCAGATTTCTAATCTTTCGTCTGTTTCCATTGCATACTTACTGTCAATTACTTTACTGGCTAATTTAACACATTCTCTAAATGCGCTACGCCAGGTAGTAAACTCATCTGTGTTGAATGCCGTAATATTACTCACTTTAGATATCACTTTTATATTTGGAGTTATACTGGTTGTCATGTCGACTGAATTAGGATTCATTGCTAGGGTTAATTTCTTAGGCAATAATTTAACTCCACCGTAGCCATACTCTAAATCATTTACGGGATTCTTACTGTGCCAAATATGTACACATTCTAAATCCCACTTAGGTACTTCATAATCAAAATTAAAGTCGTCGACTATTTCTGCATCTGCATCAACTACCCAAAACATTTTAGTGAACGATTGTTTAGCTGCAAGAATATGAGCATTGTGTATGCCCTTTATTCCGTCTATTCTCCTAACTAATGGAAATCTAGATTTTAATTTTTCGTAATTTGCATCAGCATTAGGTTCGTTATAACTTATAAAAAATATATCGTATCTCATCTCAAATAGGTATTAGTAAGTTTAATAGTTTCTTCGTATAGGTCTAGAGTATATTTGCTTTGTTTAGCATCCAGGTAAGGATAATCGAATCCTATACCTCGTTTGATGTGATACCCTAGATCTTGTATATCATGCTCAAGGTTGGTATGATTTACATGTTGTTCAAAGATATTTCGTAACACTTCAAAGTCTCGTACATCAACATAATTCCACTCAGTGCAGTTAGTCATCCATTGTCCGAGTCTTGCTCCATAGATAGCATATAATCCATTTTCTTCATGAGCACCGACTGTACTCCAAACTTTTAGTCTATGTAAATTATGCCACCAAATCCTTTCTCGAATTTCATCTGCAGGAATACGCACACCATCTAGAAGAGTCATTTTAACACCTTCACGGAAACCTGCTCTCCATGCTTGGAATGGAGATCCTGTAATAACTGTTTCACTGTAGCATTCAGCAAACTGTTTGTATCCATCTTCCCAACAGAAGTCTACCTGAGCTCGATCGTTGTCACTAGCTTCGTGACTTTTCATATTAAGGATAAAATCTTTACGCCAAATTTTTAATCCACCGTTACCGTACAACAATCCGTTGATACGATTTCTTGCTAGCCAACTGTAGACCTGTATGTCTTTGTTGTTGGGGTCAAACTCTAAATTAAAAAATTTATTGTCGACAATATTATCAGCATCAACTGTAATCACCCATTCGGTATCACTGGCTTCTGCTGCGGCTTTATGAGCCGCATCGCTGCCTTTAACTCCGTGTATGCGTTTAGCCCAAGGCACCTTATTACACAAGTCAGCATAGTGCTCGTCTGCATTAGGCTCATCATAGCTGAGGAAAACTACATCAAGTTCCAATGTCTTCATAGGTATATTTGTCAAAAATTCTTCGTGTATAGATACTAAACTTTTTAGGTAAATCTAGTTTAAACTTATGTGGATACTTCACTAGCTCGTTAACATTAAAGCTGATCATTTCCTGCAAGACATTAGGATCATTATAGGCTGTTATTAGGAATACCATATCTTGATCACCTTGCCATTCTACAGTTTTTAGCAGAGGATTGATCTTAAAGGTTAACACCGACTCGGTTCTATCATACTCGATAGCTATATCAGGCTTAGTAATATTGCTCCAGCGTTTATCAATAACTCGATGTAACACATCATCTATCTTATTCAATCCTGTTATACTGGCAAGATTAACTTTTAATATTCTGCCGGAAGTAATTTCTACTTTATAATGCCTAAGTGTTTCGCCGCGTTCATATATACCTAACGCGGTATTTAAATCTACCTGTACTTTATTTTTAATGTTTTCAACAGCAAAGCCAGGATGTAATGCTAGGACATTTCCATCATTATCAAATTCAAAGAAATAAGTTTCTTCAGGAACTTCGATAGTTTTAATCCATTCATCAAATGGTGCTAGGTCTAGTTTTTCTTCCATACTATCTCCTCTAGCATACTAATTAACTCGCCTGTAATAATATCTTTTTCAACATAATGTATAATGTCAGTTTGTTGATAGTTTCCAATTTTTAAACTGCCGTCACTCTTGAGATAGAAACCTGCTTGATCAGTAACACGATCAGCATCCCACGGCCAGTTTTGTACTTTAGGCTTTAAGTGTACGACTCGTGGAAAATCTAAAGGATAGGCAATTTCACTGTCAATGTCTAACAATTTAGCTGACAAAGCAAATGCTTCATCAGTTCCTATTACCTTAGGTATATGATTGCTTAGATACAAGTTTTTAAACTCTTGTGGGTTGATAAAAATTTGTCGAGCTAATTCAAAAAATTCTTTACCGCAGTCTTTCTTAAAGAAAGTCCACATTGAATACAAATTAGGCAGATCATTTTTAGTAAATGCTTTACGGTAAGCATCGCTGGTAATAACTTCTCCCCTAAATGTATAGGCACGATTAGCCACATATAATTCTGTGTTTTCTACAAAGTAATCTATCCAATGGCTGTAATCTCTAATGAACAACATGTCAGCATCTATACAAACTGTATGTTCCCAAGGAGTTACTTCATCCATCCATGATCGGCCGTCCCAAAACTTTTGTTCTGGCCACTCAATTACTTTATCGAATACCCAAGGACTTTTTAAATCATTAACTAGAGATTTGTCGTTGATTACCAATGCTACTTTATCGTACCCTTCTTTCTGCGTATTTTTAATACTCAAAGCAGCAGCATAGGCCAATTTAAGATAGTCTATATCAGGGTGGGCTGCTACAAATATTAGATATCCAAAGTTCATATTAACTCCAGAAGACGGTCGGCGTTTCTGATTATGCTTTGTTTATTCATAATATGAACATCGGTACCTTTAGTTGTAGCAGCCCAAAAAGCAGCAACATCCTGTGGCTGACTGACTAAAAATGTTAATCTTTCTTTGTCAACTGCCTGTAAAACATCTTTATCAAATACTGTAAGGATAGGAGGTAGTGTGTAGGCAAACTCAGTTTCGAATCCATTCATGATATGTTTAGCCACACTGAAAGCAATGTCATTTCTAAATTGTTTAGGATTGAAGCGGAATAGATCTGCATAGTAAACATAATTGTCTTTGACAAAATCTACCAGCTTAAAAAAGAATTGACTTTCAGCACTCTTGTCAAACATTACTGTTGTAGCCCAGAACATATGGACTCCGGTTTCACTAACACGGCTGTCTAATATGCCACCACGCTCTCCTGTAAGATCTGTCATACTATGAGCCATCATCACAGGAGCATCTACTGACCAATACTGATTTAGTGTGTCAGAAAAAATCAAATAGTCGCTGTCTATTAATAAAGTCTTGTCGTATGGACTTAATTCCCATACACTGTATCTATTGGTGTTTACGAAAGGAATAATTTTACTTTCAAATCCATCGTGTAGATTTCTTACATTTTTAGTGTAAGGTCTAGTAACTTCAATAATTTGATCAAAAACTTCTCGTGCTTTAACTATGGATCCTGATTCCTCAAGCCATTGCAAAGTTCCTAGATCAGTAACTAGACTTACAGGAACCCCAAGATTTTTCTTTGCGAGGCCGCCGGCAATGATAGCCATAAGTCCGTAATCAATGTCAGGACTGTTGTGCGCAAATAATAGTACGCCCTGTGTCATAGATCCAATAGTTTTTCAACTGTTCTACTAGATTTAATTTTTTGATAATCTTCATAGTATTCATAGGTAGCTGTAAAATACCTATCCATGATTTCATCTTTAAATGCCTGTAGATCAGCAACAAGTACTGGATTTCCATTTTCATCAACAAATGGTACATTTTCTGTACGGCCTTGGTCAATTAACATTTGAACAAAAACAATAAGTTCTCTATTAATTTTAAATAGGCCGCCGGCGTGGCCGTAGGTCAACTTTGCGTTGATTTTTTCTTTAAGGGTTTTTCTTTGGATAGCTAAAGTTTGTCGATAATTGGCAAACTCAAGAGCCTTAGATAATCTGTCGTCCATTGGATCTCCGAATAAACATAGCTGTTTATTTACCAGCTATGATTACGGGTCCAAAAATTATCCGCCTGTTATGCCGCTTGCGGAATAAGAAGAATAGCTGTAACTAGTCCAGGTACCGCTAGGTGTTAGAGAGTGTCCACCTGTTGGATATGTAATTTCAACAGAATAGCTCAATGTGCCATCAACGATATCTTCTGGTAGAGGTGGTGCACCAGGCATCGGGTCAACATACGGGTCAACCCAATTTATGTAAAAATTAAAAACTGATGCTGCGCCTATTGAATTATTAACGTTAGTTACCGCTTCAATTCTATAAAAGTTAGATGCGTATGGAGCACTAGAACTGATTCTGTATAACTCTGTTCCATAAGAATCCCATCCATAGACTGCGTTACCACCAAATTCCTGGGTGCCTGCAGATGACAGCAAATTACTCCAAGAAGCATTCTGAGAACTTGCAGCTCCACCGGTTCTAGAACTTGATATTCTTATGCGGCCACCACCGTTCCAAAAATATCTTGCTTCGTTGGCGCTATTAAAATTCAATGTATAAATTGCACCGACACTGCTTGCCCAAGAAGCAGTTCTTGAGTTGCCTCCTGCCGCTACTGTTGTTTTTCTAGAACTGTGACAATTAAATCTAGCGGTTTCAACTGTAGATGCATATATTGCAAATGCATTTGGGTCTGTAGAATTAATTAATTGACCCGAGACATTGCCTGCTAGGCTAAGGGCTGCTGCTGAACCGTTTTGATGGGCGCTGGCATTTAGCAAATCATAACGAATATTATTAAAATCGTTGGCGCTGATGATATCGCCAGTATTTTTTAAAGTTCCAAATGTAGCTTGGCCGTATCCTCTAGGTCCGGCACCTGTTCCCATCATGTCGACGCCGACGGTATACGGATAGTAAATATCCAATCCAAGAGCGGTGGTTCCTGATCCTGCCATTTTTAATCCTTAAAGAACAATTGCTTCAATTAATTTTACTTCTGTATTTAAGCTCGATTCTAAGGCCACGGCAAAAGTATCGATATGAGAACCGTCTACAGCTACAGCACATCCATCTGGTGCTGCAATTAGTCTGTCACCTTTTCGAACTTGACCAATAACTTTAACAGGAACACGGCCTTTAAGAGCAATGTAAGTACCGCCTTCTAGATCTTGATTCATCATTAGGCCGGGAGCTCCGGATACTACTCCAATGGCACGCTGTCCTACCCAGACACTAGCAGTAACTTCTTGTTCGCCACCTACAATCATAACTGTACCAACTGAGTATTCTTTGTCTGCTTGATATTTTTCAGCAAGGTCAGCACCTTGAACTGCTGTAGCAGTTCCGTTGAATATGTTAGCTGAAAGATTTCCGCTACTATCTCTTGCGGCAATTGTATTTGCAGTTTTAGTAGTTTTAGCAGTCTTATATGCCGATGCAGGATTGTCAGCAGCGTCATTGTCGATTTTAATTCTATCTGCTTTATCAGCAGTACCAACAAATTGATTAGCTACTAAATTACCGCTAGCGGTTCTCAAAGCAATAGTAGAAACAGTTGCAGCATCACTGGCTTCAACGTTGTTTAACCTACTAGCATTAGTTGCAGAGGCGGCATTGCCTGTTAAATTTCCAACTACATTGCCTGTTAAGTTACCAACAATAGCAGCACCGCTGTATCCAATTTGTTTTGTCTGGGCATTGATTAGCACCGTTGTATCGATAGCTTTTAGATTGCCAGTAACATTGCCCACAACATCGCCGACGAGGTTTCCTGCAATATTATCTGCAAATATTTGATACCATCGTACTTCGTCGCTGCCTAGATTATAAGAACTATCTAAGCCAGGCAAGATTGCAGAAGTTGTAATATTTGCTAGTGTTCTTGTCTCAGTTGACGAGAGTCTAATCTTAAATTTAATATTACTAGCTGATTGATTTTGAATAACAATGTCGGTTGCATCTTCTAAAAACATCGATGCTTTAACTGCTGAACTTGCTGTAAATGTAAAGCCGCTTCCGCTGAAGTCAACTAAATTTGGAAATGCCGGGGCAGCTTTTAATACAAGATCGTTACTGGAGTAATAAATTGAACTATCAGCAGCATCAACTAGCTTCTGAGAAGAGGATGCTGTGCCCCAAATCACTGCTCCGCTAGCTGTTGATGTAGTGCCTTCGTCATTATCGGTTCCGATTAATGTAATACCTTTCTTTATTCTTCCAAAGCTAGGTAGTGTTGTTTTATCAGTATCACTTAGATTAAAAGTATCTTTACTAACAATTGCAATATCAACTCCGCCAGATTTAATTCTAGCAATAGTTCTATTTTCATTTCCATCGTCTTTAACAGTCAACGAAGTCACTGATGTTTCGCCTAGTGTGCTTGGGCTTTCTGGACCAATTAAGGTATACTCGCTGCCAGTCCAGCAATATAATTGCTGTGCAAGACTGTCAAACCAAAATTCACCGGCACTTAGACCCAACGGCGCTGTTGCTGTTGCGTTGGCTCCGCCAACTGGTCTAAATCGTGTACCGTCATAAACTTTGATTTTTCTATCTGTACTGTCATACCAAAGTTGGCCTGCAAGTGGTTTGCTGGGCTGAACTGCTCCGGCAAAATGTTCTAGAAGATGTAAAAAATTCTCATTCTGAACTTGACCGTATCCGGCGTAGTTTTTACCGACAAATCGTATGTTGGTAGTCGAATCAATTGTACCATCGGCAACTGAAACTAAAAATGCACCGTTATATCGGTTGACTTGATATGCCATTTTATACCTTCTTTTTTAATTCTTCAATTTGCTGTTGTTGATCTTTGATAGCTTCTACCAAATAGGCAACAATCTTTGTATATTGTACACCAAACGGATTACCGTTCTGGTCTTTGGTTACTAGGTTAGGTAAAATTTTATCAACTTCTTCTGCTATAAATCCTGCTTCCTTAACTGCTGACTTATCTTTTCTATCATAAGTAACTGCGGATAACTGAAGTATGCTATCTAAAGCATTTAGAATAGGATTTACATTTTCTTTTAGTGCAATACTCGAAGTCTCAACTAATGATCCAGTAGTTAGTGTTGCGCTATTTATTGCTCCAGACACTCCTAATCCGCCAGTAATTACAACTGACCCCGATGTAGTTGAAGTACTAGCAGTGTTAACGGTTGCTCTAACTTGTCCAGTAAAAGTACTAGTTCCTGGAAATACAGGATTGCTGCCGAACGCTGGAAAGCCGCCTGGGGTATTTCCGTCGTGAACTACAACAACATTCTTATCGGTATCAACTGTGATTTCTCCAGGAGCTCCGACAAATGTCAATGTCTGTGCTGTAGTTCCTCTTCTAAATTGTATTCTTTTTGCCATTCCTAAATGCTCCAGGTATTAAAATAATCCGCCGTAGTCAACAAATGAGTCTGATACTCCTGTTACTTGGCCATAATCTTCGTCAGCATCTCCGCCGATTAGACGCCACTCGGCGCCATCCCAACCTTCCCATTCACCTATTGTAGTATTAAATCTAATCATACCTTGTGTAGGTGCTGGTGCTCGCTGGGCCGTACTGCCTGCTGAAATTCCAACTCCTCCAGCATTTGTAAATTTAGCGTCTCCGCCAACATTCAAATTACCTTGAATTCCAACGCCGCCTGAAACTACTAAGGATCCAGAATTACTCGTCGACGACGAAGCGGTAGAAGTAAATCGAACAACATTGGTTGAAGTTAAAGTAGTAAAGACTGCTGTTCCCGGTGTAGTTGATCCGATATTAAAATTATTAAGAGAACCGGTTGCTCCAGAAGTTAATTGTATAGTTCCGGTGCCGGTTACATTAACTGTGAAATTTTTGTCTGCGCCTAATTGTGAATAGTTACCTGTAATTCCTACAGAATTAAAATTCAGTGGGATTCCAGTATCGGTACTTTCAATTTCACCTACAAACTTACCGTAGAATGTTGTTGCACGAACAGTTTCAGCATTAATCTGTTTCCATTTGGCTGCGACTGATCCTAAATCATACAATCCATTTGAACCAGGGTCAATACCAGTAGTCTTAACTACTGCAATATCTTTGATGTCACCACCGCCGTTTGATATTCTAAATATAAAAGGATTGTTTAGTGTGCTTTCTAATGTTGGAGTTGATCCGTTAATAATTGATACACGGAAATCTGATTGATCGCCGACTGTAAACCCAGGATCAGTAAAGCTAACTTGTGTGTTAAATCTAGTGTTACCAGTTCTAAGGAAGTCGTCGGCTGAATACCCGCTTAATCTATCTGCATTAGATGCTGTTCCTACGAATCGGTGTGTGCTGCTGGTTTCGCCTGTGGCCGGGTCACTGTTAATAAAGTTAATGCCTGGCTTTAAGAGTCCAAATCCAGTAATAGGATTTATAACTGTGTTAAGATTAAAAGTTGATCTGCTAACAATAGCGATAGTTTCGCCGCCAACTTGGAATTTAATAATCTGTTGATCGCTTCCGACCGAGTCTTTTACTACTGCTGGAGCTGTAGAAGTATCGCCATAGACTGGCGATTTCTCAGGTCCAACTAATATAAATTCTGTTCCGTTCCAGACTTTAATCTGTTCGTTTTGATTATCCCACCAAAAATCACCCACTGCCAATCCAGCTGGTGCATTAGCACTGGATTCAGCACCTGTCGTTACCTTAAACTTGCTTCCATCGTAGATCTTTAGTTTTTTAGTGCTAGTGTCAAACCATGTCTGACCTGATATAGCCCTAGGAGGAGCTGAACTATTTGCAAAATTTTCTAATAAATGTAAAAAATTTTCATTTTCAATTTCACCGTAGCCACTATAATTACGGCCTACAAAACGCAGATCCGTAGCAGTACTGTCGAGAGTTTGATCATCAACTGAAACTAAAAATGTGCCGTTAAATCTATCTATTTGATATGCCATTGTTCGCTACCTAAGTTCTTATCTAGTATTTATCGCAGTGGAATTAATTGGCTACTAAGGGTTCTTTTGGCCAATCTACTGTTACGGGCCAGTTTTCCTGTTTATCTACATCTCTAAGTAGCGTACGATATTCAGTCCAGGCTGCAATCCACTCTGCTGTACGCTTGCTCTGAACACTAGGAAGTTCAGTCCAATCGCTCAGTGCCAATAGATTTCGTTGTTGAGACTTTGCACGATCTAGAATTTCTGCATCAACTGCCGCTATTTCTTGTTCGCCCATAGCAGTTACTTCAAATTGCTGTGTAACTGTAGTACCATCAAATGCTGGAGCTATTTCTGCCACACGCTGGTAAACACCTGCATCAGGAGGTGTTACTCTAATAAATGGAGCAAATCCCAAAGTTAGTAATTCTTCAGGGTTTAGTACCGTAGGTAAAGAAACATTAGCTAGTATCTCTCTAACAGTTGTTTCTAACATAGGGTAACCTACTGGTTGATTGTCTTCTATTTTTACATAATACATATTGTTGTCCTTAAATTCTGCTTCCATCGTCGTGGAAGAAATATCCGTTGCCATAGGTATTAATTGGCATGCCTGGCCCGTTTACTGCAAC